CGATCCAAACAATGTCGCAAACGCAATGGCTAACGCTGCTAACGACGCTGCTTTCAACGTGCAAATGGGAACCCAAGTTTACGATGAAGGAATCCCGACTCTTGAAGAAGGTTTTAGAGATTTCACTCAAGAAGAATTTAATACAGCAGTACAAGAATTTGTATCTGGAAACGTAGGGGCAGCAATAGATCCTGTGCTAGTTGAAGAACTTTTTAAGTCTACTTACGGCAGCGAAACAGGCGAAGTTGCTTCCACGGAACAAATTCAAGCGTTTATGAAAGGCGTGTACGCAAACAACAAGAATTTAGGGTTGCAAGAATTAGGGGCTCGAGCGAAACGAAGCATTAGAGAAAACCCTCAAAACGAAAAACTTGTGCAACTAATGGATAGAGCAAAAGCGGTTAGCAGAGTGCAGTCGCTGATTTCGCAATTGTGAGGCATCAATGAAACCCGAACGTAAAGGAACAATGAGTTATGAGGACCGTCGGCGGTTTGCTGTTGGCGTTCTTAAAGGCATTGCTGCTCCGGTAACTGCTGGCAACGTGGAAACGTTGTTGGCGTGGATGTCAAGAGAAAACACTGCGGCTCGTAATAATCCTATGGCGACTACGTTTTCGTCAAACGGTTGGAAAGCCCACAACTATAGAACGTTACCTGACGGTTCTAGAGTTGCTCACGTTAAACATTATCCTTCGTTTGAAGAGGGTGTGCGTTCAACTGTTTTGACTTTGCTTGGATACAGCAAAGGCAACTTGTTGTCTGATCGACAGGTTGCTGAAGAATTAGATGTTGAGCCAAGATATCCAGTTGTTTTAGAGTTGTTGCGTCGAGGAACTGAACCTCAAGAAATTATTGATAACCCTGAAGCGGCTGAAGAAGTTGAAAAGTGGGGGACGTTTGAAAAACGTATTGGTTATGGGGCTGAAGACACTTGGGGTTACACGAGAGAAGAATTAGAAAGTCTTGCGCCAGGTGAGCTGGAAGCGTTGTATTCAGAGATACTTCGTCCTATTGATGGCTACGAGTTCCCTGACCCAACAACAGTGTTTGCTGTGGAACAACGCGAAGGGGCAGATGTAGAACAATTTGCTGATATTCAAAACGATCGTGATATGGGACTTGACATACCTGGGGAAAGTGAAGAACAAACTTCTGGGTTGCAACAAACTTTAGCTTGGTCAGCTTTCGAAGAACTGAGTGAACGTCTAAAAACAGAACAAGACCCAGAGGTTCGGGAACAACTTTTAATTCGACTTCAAGAAGTAGCTGAAGAAATAATACTTGACCGAGACAAGTTAAATGAGTTTGGCGAAATTGAAATGGGTGAAGCCGAAAGCGCTTTGTTAAAAGAAAGCCTTGAAGGCGCTACTGGGCCAATGGTAATGGATTATTACATAGATCCAGATACTGGAGAAAAAGTCTATTTTGAAGCTATCAGCATGGACGAAGAAACTAGTAATGCTTTTTTGAAAGCATTAATAGGCGGATTAGATGACGAAACCGCAGCATTAATTCGTGACAATTTGGGTTCTGTGTCGTTTTTTGAGCAAAGAACACCTGATTTCATGTATGACAGTGACGGTGACGGTGAAGGCGACATCAACGTTATTGAGTGGCTTATCGCAAACCCAGATATGTCAGACACCCAAATTTTGGAAGCGCTTCGATCTGTTCCTTGGTTTCAAAGCACTGGTCCGTTTAGCCGACAGTTCCAAATGGATTATTTCGCTGAAGGACCAGCCGGTAAAGACGAACTGATTTCTACCCAACGCGATGCGATTCTTAAAGAAGCCAAAATGATTGGTTTCAACTGGATAGAAGACGACCCAGAATTGTTAAACAATCTTGCTTACGAAGCAAGCATGTATGGGTGGTCAGACGCAGATCGTAGACGAGCCCTTGTTGGGTTAAACACTTATGAAGCCAGTGACTTTAAGCGAGGCAAGATTTTAGCTAACCGTCAAACAGTGTTGGATACAGCAGCTAAATATTACATTCCTATTGGGGAATCAGCAGCGAACGATCTTGCGTTCGATATATACGAAGGCGACGAAACGACTGAGTCGTTGGAAGCGATGTATAGGGAACAGGCTAAAGGAATGTTTCCTACGCTTTCTGGTTTAATAGATCAAGGTATAACACCGAAAACGTATTTCAGTCCGTATAAAGAAAAAATTAGCCAGTTGCTTGAAGTGTCAACTGACGGAGTGGATTTGATGAATGATCCTCGGTTCCAAGCGATCATGTTTCCTGAAGCCGGGAAAGGCCCGTTAAGTCTTTACGAAACGCAACGGTATGTGCGGCAGTTACCTGAATGGCAGTACACGAAAAACGCTGATGAATCTGCTCGACGTATGGTTAATAACATTGGCAAAATTATGGGAGTAGTAGCGTAATGGCTTTTATAGATCCTGAATTTTACCAGGGCAGTCCGCTGCAAGAACAAGTTGACGAACTGGCAACTGCTGAACAAACATTGTCTGAAGAAATTGAACAAACGCCGTCCGAAGAAGACGCTTTGCTTTCAGCTCAACAAGAAATTGCTCGACTTGAAGCGTTGTTATCTGAACAGACAGATGGAGCCCAACAACAAAACACTCGACTTGACCTCGACAATCCTGTTCTTAGAGAACTGCAACGTTTACAACAACAAAATACTCAGAGAACATATTTAGAGGAACAGCGAAGAGAAACAGAAAAGCTAGAAGACAGGGAAAGTGCTTACGACACTTTGCGTAACTTGTTTGTTGTGGAACTTGGGTTACCTGAAACGTTGATGGACGGGGTAATGCAACGACTTATTGACGGTGACTCTGATTTATCGGTTGCTCAATGGTTGAGAACAACACCCGAATACAAAGCCCAGTTCCCTGAAATGGAACGCAGAGCAGCACTTGGTCTTCCCCGCATCAGCGAAGGAGAATCTTTAGCTTTGCGTCGAGCGTACCGTTCAAGTTTGCGTCAAGCCGGAATCGACCCAATCTATTACGACGAACCAATTGATTTTGTTGAATGGATTGTTGGTGACGTTTCTGAAGCAGAGCTGCAAACAAGAATAGGTATAGGCGAAGCAGCGTTACGTCAAGCAAACGCCGCAACGAAACAACAGTTAAAAGATTTGTACAACATAGACGAACCAGATTTGCTGGCCTACTATTTAGATCCGGTTCGAACTAAAGACATTTTTGAAGCGAAACTTCAACTCGAGTCAGCCGGTATTTCCGCAGCAAGTCTGCGTTCAACTGGGGAAGCTTTAGGGCGAACAGCGGCAGAAAGACTGCAAAGTTCAAACATTGCGGCTAGCCAAGTGGAGCAACGTTTAAGCCGACGGGCAGGCATGTTGGAAGATCTTTTAGGTAGCGAAGGGCTAACGGCAGACGTATTAGCTGAAGGCGAATTCGGTACTGACATGGAAGCTTCTACACAAATGCGGCGTAGAGGTGAAGAACGTTTAGCTCCTTTCCAACGTCAAGGAAGCTTGTTGAGAACTTCTGAAGGAATTACAGGTTTCGGAGAAGCCACATAGTTGCATTAAACCAAAAACATTCTGTATAGTCGTAAGTGTTGATCGGCCCCTGCGGGGCGAGCTGTTTGACACCCCTCCATCTTGGTACCACCGCCGAGATGCGCTACAGGATAGGTGAGTGACATATGACAGACTCCAACTCCACTTACGGTGAAGAAGGTGCTGACAGTTCAACCGAATCGAAACCTAATTGGCGACGTGACTTAGAGAATCGAGTGAAGGAAGCTGAGGCGAGAGCAGCAGCAGCCGAAAGTCAACTTTCTGGGTATCAGCGTCAAGACACTTTCCGGTCAGCCGGAATTGATCTTGACGATCCACGTTCTCAATATTTTATGAAAGGTTACGAAGGTGAAATGGATGCAGATGCTATTCGCGCAGAAGCGGAAGCCGCTGGGTTCATGGGTGCAAATGCGGAAGCGTCTGTTCCTACATCACCGATGATGCAAAACACTCTTAACGCAGAGGAACGCATCGCTGTAGCTGGCGAAGGTGGAGATCCGGTGTCACAAGCCGACCTGAATGCTCGTATCCAGGCGACGAAGAACCCAGAGGAACTTCGAGCTTTGATGGAGTCAGAGGGTTATATGTGGGGCGCAGCAATCTGATTTAACCATGTGGAGTCCTCATCTAAGGACTTAACAACATGGCCTATACAGGCACCGGTCAGGTATCTTCGGATACAACGGCATTTCAACAACTAGCATATTTCGCTCTTCGTTCAAACCCTATGTTTGAAATGGTTGCGGATGTGCGTTCAACTGCTCAAAGCCACAACGGCTCGGCAGTGCAATTCAACATTTACAACGATCTAGCGCAAGCAACATCAGCTTTGACTGAGGCTTCCGACGTTACCGCAGTACAGCTCGGTGACAGCACTGTGACTGTAACTCTTGCAGAGTACGGTAACGCTGTAGTCACAACAGCGAAACTGCGTGGCACTTCGTTCCTTAACGTAGACGCTGACGCTGCGAACATTATCGGGTACAACATGGTTGACTCGATTGACAAGATTGTGGCTGATGTCGCTAACGGCGGCACCAATGTCATTTATGGTGGCACTCGCACTTCGCGTGGCACCATCACTGCTACTGACATCATCACCGCAGACAAAGCCCGTCAAGCTGTAGCCGAACTTCGTTCAGCTAACGCACCTGGCTTTGAAAACGGCAACTACATTGGCATGATTCACCCTGACGTGGCTTATGACCTTCGCAGCGAAACCGCTGTAACTGACGTAATTGCTTTCCAAATCCGTCAAGATAGCGCCGCTGTTCGCAACGGCTCCATCGGCGTATTCGGTGGCATCGAGTTCATTGAGAACCCACGGGCAGGACTGGTCGCTGATGGCGGCTCAGGCGCTGTTGACGTATACCAGACTTTGATCTGTGGTCGTCAAGCGCTTGCCAAGGCGTTCTCTCGAGCCCCTGGCTTCGGTGAAGATCCTTCTGTGGTCTTCGGCCCAGTCACTGATACTCTCCGCCGGTTCAACCCGGTTGGCTGGTATCACCTTGTTGGTTATGGCCGTTTCCGTGAGGCTGCTTTGCAGCGCATCGAAACTGCGTCCAGCATTGGAGCTAACACCTGATAGTTAGCTTCTAAAAGATTTGGGGGGGTCGGGTTTCCCCCTTTCCCCGGCTCCCCCATTTCTTTGCTATTCTTGCATTTAAGCGAGGAATGTGTATGCCTAAAGTAAATGGAAAAAAGTACCCGTACACCGCTAAAGGTAAAATGGCGGCTAAGAAGGCGCGTGCTAAAAAGCGGAGTAAGAAGTAATGGCCGGTTCATCGAGTGATGGGAATGTCACGATTCGGCCCAAACCCATAACTGGGACCGGAGGAACTAAACGTGGCTAGTGGCCTTTACTGCCTGCCGATGGAATACAACCTGGAGCAGACAGCGAACTTTAATATTGATTTTAATGATACGACTGCTGATCGTTTCAAAGTTATGTTGACGACCAGCTCGTACACACCAAATTACAGCACTCATTCTATTAAGTCTGATGTGACTAACGAGGTGTCTGGTACTGGGTATAGCGCAGGTGGGAAGTCGTTGACTTCTATCACGTTTGCTACGAGTGGTGGGACCATCACTTGGGACGCAGCGGATGTTGAGTGGACTGGGAGCACGATTAGTGCTGCCCGTTACGCAGTAATTTATGATGATTCGTTGACAAATGATCCGTTGATTGGGGCTGTTGATTTCGGTGGGGATTTCTCTACTACGGCAGGAACATTCAAAATTACTTGGAACGCAAGCGGAATCTTTACGCTTGACTTGACCCCGTAGGAGTAACTGATGGCAATTCCAACCTCCGGTTATCCAACAACACTCGACGATACGAGTGCAACGCCTAGCGCAACGGTTGAGTTCCCTCAGCCAGCGGACTCTACTGATTTAGATGCAACGAACGTTGAACATGATTTGTTGCATAAGAATCTGTCGTTAGCGATTGTTGCTTTGCAAACGAAACTGGGGATCACTGACTCAAATCCAACTTCTGGCACAATATTGCAGGGTACGGGTTCTGGGTCTGCGTGGTCTTCTACGTTGCCTAGTGTCGGTTTCGGCACGGACGGCTCAGGTGTAGACGTAACATTCTATTCGGCTACCGCAGGCGACAACATGCTGTGGGATGCTTCTGATGAGAAGCTTGTTATTACTGGCACTAATGGTCAGAATGCTCTTGAAGTAGCTGATGGCGACGTAGAAATAACTGACGCTTTAACAGTAACTGGCACAACGACTACATATCTAAACGTCATCACGGATTCAGGGACTACACGTACGCCTGCATTAACTGATGCTGGCGCTTATATTTTGTGTACTCATGGTTCGGGGATGACGGTTACACTTCCGCAAGATTCAGCGGTTGCTTTTCCTATTGGGACGCACATTATTTTTGAGCGTAACGGAGCAGGAACTCTTACTTTTGCAGCAGGTACTGGTGCGACAGTCAACTCTAAAGGTGGAACTTTGACTTGTGCTGATCGCTATACCACGATTGCTTGTGTGAAAATTGCAGCAAATACTTGGACTATTTTTGGAAATATTGGCTGATGGCTTTTGGATTGTTGGCAGCGGTTGGGGCGCAAGGTGAGTCTTGGGCAGCGATGTCTGCATCTGGTGGAACAGAAACTACTTACACCGACGGCGGAGGCCGGACTTGGAAGGTTCACACTTTCAACAGTTCAGGAACCTTTACGGTTTCTGATGCTGGGGCAGGCGCTGACGCTGGCTATGTCAAATATTTAGTCGGTGCAGGCGGTGGTGGCGCAGGATCTGGAAACGGATCAGGCGGTGGAGGTGCAGGTGGCATCCTCGAATCAACTACCACTTCGGTTACTGCGACTGCTTACACGATTACCGTTGGTGGTGGTGGTGCTGGTGGATCAAGCAACCGAGGAACTAACGGTACCGATAGTTCATTTGGCTCGCTCGTAACAGCAACTGGTGGCGGCGGTGGCGCTGAAGGCGGCACTTACGCATCAGGCAAAGAAGGCCAAGACGGTGGATCTGGTGGCGGTGGTACCGCAACAGGTCGCCAAGGCTCAGGAACTACCGGTCAAGGTAACAACGGCGGTGCAGGCGGCGGCTTCGGTGGCGGCTGGTGTGGCGGCGGTGGTGGGGGTAAAGCTGGTGCTGGTGGTGCAGGCTTTTCCGACTACGACTGGGGGCAAGGTGGTTCTGGCGGCTCAGGTAGTGGTTCAACCATTACAGGTGCTTCGGTTGCCCGAGGCGGCGGTGGCGGCGGTAACTTCCCCGACGCAAACGGTGGTGGTCCGGGTGGCACTGGCGGGGGTGGCGCTGGTAGTAGCGGAAATGGCTCTTCAGCCGCTAGCAATCTTTGTGGTGGCGGAGGTGCTCGGGTAGGTAGTGGCGGCTCTGGGGTTGTTATCATTAGTTACCCGACAACCGAATAGGGGAAATATGGCTCACTTCGCAGAACTAGACGACAATAACATCGTCCTTAGGGTTGTTGTTATCGCTGATGAAGACACTGCTGACGAAAACGGTAACGAAGTTGAAGCTATAGGCGTTGCCTTTTGTCAAAATCTTTTCGGTGGTACTTGGGTTCAAACTTCTTACAACCACAACATCCGAAAGCATTATGCAGGACAGGGTGATACTTATAACCCAGACTCTGATGTCTTTATTGCTCCACAACCTTTCCCATCTTGGTCATTAGATGATAACCATGACTGGCAACCGCCGACACCAATACCTGAGGGAAACACTTGGTACTGGGACGAAGACAGTTTAAGTTGGCTTGAAGCATCAGACGAAAACTAATGAAACTTGTTGATGCCCCCGGCAAAGTAAACACAGGACGGCCATTAAAACCAGTCGGCATAGTCGTCCATCACACCGCCTCAAACCGCAACGCTAACCCCGACAACGTGGTAGCGATGTGCATTCGAGGTGTCAACAAAGTCCCCGGACCTCTATACAACTACCTGATTAAACGTGACGGCACCATCATGCAGCTCACTGCTGAAAACGTGAAAGCTAATCACGCTGGTCGAGGGATGGGTGACGTGCTCGCACGCATGAAAGCAGATCGTCCCGTGAAAGGTAACGCTGCGGCTGCGGGGAAGATCACAGCGAACGGCTCACTTATCGGTGTGTCGTTCATTAACGACGGCTTGGGGGAAGACATTCCGCAGGAACAGATGGATGCAGCGGTAACGTTGTGCGCTTACCTGTGTTTAACGAACGAGTTTAGTCCTTTCACTCGCGTGATAGGACATAAAGAATGGTCGTCACGTAAAGTAGATCCGTCGTTTGATATGTCAGAGTTTCGTGCAATGGTCGCCCATGAAGCGAACATAGCGAAACCAGAAATCAAGTTACCGGCAGAACCCGAAGATGGTTTGGTGCCGTTCCCAGGTGTTTTGAAGAAAGGTTCACGGTCTGCTGCTGTGAAATTTGTTCAGGAACGCATAGGTGCGACCCCAGATGGTATTTTTGGGAGGAACACGAAAGCAAAACTTATGAGATGGCAGCGAGCTAAAGGGCTTGTTGCTGACGGAATCGTTGGGCCTCGTACATGGTCAGCGATGCAACTGCAAAGGAATGACATTGTTCAACCAGCGTTTTATTAAAGACTCACTCGAACGTGGAGTATCTACGTTCGCACAAGCATGGGCCGCAGCTATGGCTGTTCCCGGTCCCGATTGGGCTGATGCTCTGAAAGTCGCCGGTGTCGCTGCGCTTATCTGCATGGCGAAGGCCGTGGCAGCTACTCGCGTGGGGGATTCAGAATCGGCTTCTCTTAGCAACTAGAAATGAGGCTGTACGGTGACGCAGTATCGTCAGACGGGGGTTCAATATAGCGAATCTGGGGTGGCGTATGGTGCGCCTACGACGATTACCCCTGCGACGATTGCTGCCACCGCAACAGTCTTAGACGAAGTAAGTGTCCAGTACCGTGAATCGGGACTGGCATACCGCAACAACTACACATACAGCCAAGCTGATACAGGTATTGTTGAGATCGTAGCGACCGTAACAACGGTCACTGCCACTGTCGCTTTGTCAGCTACTGGTGGTGTTGAGGCAGATATTTCTGCTTCAACGATTGCTGGTGTAGCAGCGTTACCTGGTCCCGGTGTAACAGCCAACTATATAGATATTGAAGAAGTAGACCTTAGCGCTGTAGCGGCGTTGCCTACTCCAACTCTGCGAGCCGATCAGGTAATTAGCGTTTCAACGATTGCGGCTACCACAGCGATCAGCGGCACAGCAGTAGTAGACCTACTTCCCGCCACGATTGCAGCAACAGCGACTGTTCCAGCGGTCAGCGTTTCAGCTCACGTCACACCCGGCGACATTGCTGTGACTTCCGCTGTGGGTACAGACCAGATGTACACGTTCTATCCGGGGTCAACAAACAAAACCCCTGCGGTCGGGTTGAAGAATCAGCCAACTCCAGCGGCTTACGCTTTGATGCGGCATTACGCTGCTCGACCTAAAGCCGACAACTTGTTCATTATCAACAACAGTTCAGTGCAAAACTTTGCGCCTGCGGATGCGTCAACGGTTACCCGTACCCTGTATGGGGCTCATTTGCCACCAACAGACCTTACAGCCACTGAGATATCATTACTTGAAGCAAGTGGTTTTCCGATTGATGTAGGGACTAGTGGTACTTGATGCCTGTTTACGCATACCGTTGTTTGGATTGTGGACTGATTATTGATGTTCGTCATGGTTTTGACGAAACATACGGTGCTGACTGTGAGGGATGCGGCGGAGTTGTCCGCAAATATTTCGGGCATGTCCAGTTCGCTCCTTCAGCTACCCCGTCGAGAGGCAACATTGACTGGGGAGTTACGAAACGCAATGAGAAAAACAAAGAAGCAGACATGGCAGCGTACAAACGCTTGCGTGCTGAGGGGCTACAACCCCCTTCTATTGACGGGTCTTCACGGCTTGAGAAACATGCGGGAGCGTCCCACGAAGTTCAAGCCGGTCAAGTCCTCACAAAGAAAGGTCGGAAACGTAAAGAGGCGGCACTTAACGATGTTCTTGGGAGTACCTGATGACCGCACAAGTATGGATTGACCAGACCAGAGACATGCTCTTATCGGGCTATGTTGAGGATCTGGATTTGGTGACAACAGCTCCTTCGCCTGCGACTACTGGCACAACGTTGGTGGTGCAGGGTATCGCTTCTTCTATTGTGAAGGGTGTCGTTATTGAGGTGAACTCTGAACTGATGTATGTCACTTCGGTTACCTCGACAACTGTTTCTGTGATGCGTGGCTACGGTGGTTCTACTGCGGGTACGCACACGGCTGGTGACGTGGTGAGGGTTTCCCCTAAGTTTCCTACACATCGCATTATTGATTCCCTTAACGATGATTTGGCTGACTTGTCGGCACCGAATCAGGGTTTGTTCCAGATGAAAACAACGAGCTTTACTTACAACGCTTCTGTTGACGGCTATGACTTGTCTGGTTTGACTTCTGCGGAGATCGACTCTATCTATTCGGTGACGTATGCGGACGCTGGTAGCGCTGCTAGTGAGCCGGATGTGTCGTCTTGGCGGTTGCGTAGAAACAGGGACACAAGCAGTTTCTCGAGCGGTTTAGCGCTGATTCTTTACACTGGTGCGTGGCCGGGACAGAAAGTTACGGTGTCTTATAAGGCTCCGTTTACTTCTATCACGAACGCTGCAACTGCACGTTCAGCTACGGGGCTTGCTGCGACAGCATACGATTTGCCTCCACTCGGCGCAGCGATGGCTCTAATGACCACAACACCTATTCGTAGGGAATTTCTTGACGCTCAAGGAACGTCCCGCATGGCGGACGAGGTGCCGCCTGGAGCGATTTCTGCTTCGTTCAGAGATTTGATGGGTAGAAGGCGTGCTCGTGTTGAAGCTGAAGCGGCTCGACTTGTAGCACAATACCCGCAAATATGGACTCGTAACTCTGCGGCACGCCCAGCCAACCAATGGAGCGGGTACTCGTCGTGAGTTTCAACGCAGAATCGTTGCCTGTCGAGTTAGACGGTGTCGCCTATTTGGTTGACACTCAAGAATACTCGCGCACAACGGTCGCTGCATTGCGTGAACAGCGAGACAACAGTAAAGAACCGGGTGAAAACACGCTTGACACTACGGGTGCGTGGGTTCGTTCCCAAACGGATTGGAGTTTAGGTGCGGGTCAAGAACATTTTGATTTGGATGACAGTGACCGTCGTCGCTTCGAGTCTTCTAGCGGTGTTGATCCGTGGACGAAAGGCGAACTCTCGTTACTCCCCATCACCGAAGAGAAAGTAAACGTCACAGACACTGACCTGAAACTTGCTTCAATCGTTGACATTGTTTCAGGGTCTACATTCGCATACTTGTCTGACGGCAGCAGCCTGAAATACACGAGCAGTGTTACAGCAGCGAGCTGGAGTGTTTCCACAGCAGCAATGGGGTTTGACATTAAAGACTTTGCGTCTGACGGTCAATACGTTTACACGGCTTTCGGATCAGCGAACGCTTTGCGTCGAGTGCAAGTCAACAACACCAGTTACGACGCTGGTTGGGGTGGTAGTGCTGTCAACGCAGACATCGTAGCGATAGTTTCCGGTCGTTTCATTGGGGCTCTCGGCGGCAACATCTTTGAGTTGAACGCTAACGGAGCTAAAGCTTCTTCTTCCCTGGATTACACGGCAACACTTGGTGGCACCGAATGGGTTGATATTGCTGGTGGGCCTGCCGGTATTTATGCGGCGGCGAACGCCAACGGAACTGGTTCCCTATATTTCATAGGTGTCAATTCGTCTGATGGGACATTAGTTACCCCTACAGTCGCAGGTGAAATGCC